TTTGACTTAGTACAACCTAAGCATAGACGTATAAAAAGATTTGATACCAATCAAAATAATAAAACGGAAATGGTAAGAAAGCTTATAGGAGATATAGAGACGTGTACTATAGAGTTACCAAGCAATGATCTATGTCCTCAGTTACATAAAGAATTTGCTACGTATAGTTATAAACTTAGTCCTACTGGTAAATTATCGTTTGGTCATACTAGTGGAGCTCATGATGACTTTATTGATAGTCTGTTACTAGCCAATTATAGTAGAGTACAATTTATGGAACGTAAGCCGATTACTATAAGACCTATAAGAAGAGTTAATGCTAGCTTTGGTAGTCCTCGCTAGTGGAACTTTTAGTATAAAAATTAATATTTATTAAAAATGAAAGAGAAGTTACAGTTAACAGTCCCAGATTATATGTCAATAGAGGAATATGCAGCTATGACATCTTACAAAGGACAGAGTAAGTTTGGTAGATTAGTTCATACAGTATCTATCTTAACCAAACAAAGTAAAGAGAAAGTACGTATGTGGGACTTAGATAGTCTTAATAAAGTATCTAACCTATATGCAGAGATAGCAGACCATAAAGAGTTATTTCATCCTCTATTAGAATGGGATGGAGTAGAGTATGGTTACAGTAACATTAAACAATTCACGTTAGGTGAATATATTGATTTAGAAGAGTACTGTAAAGACTTAGAGAACAATATGCATAAGGTTGCTGCTATACTATACCGACCAATTAAGAGCCATAGATTTGATTCTATAGCTTATACAATTAAACAAGGTATAAAGGTAGCTAGAAATAAAGTAGAGAATCCTTTTAGTTGGTATACCTTAGATAAGTACGATAGTGTACAAAGAGAGAAAGTAGAAGAGAAGTTTAAAACCTTTCCTGTGCATCTCTTTTTAGGAGCTGTAAGTTTTTTTTTGTCAACAGGAAGTCTATATTTGAATCATATAGCTTATTCCAAGAAGACAATGTCGAAGGACTTGATGAGGAGGATGGAGGATCTGGTACTGAGACGACTTTCGGCGGACATTGGGGATGGTTCGGCACTCTTTACCAACTCTCTAAAACCAATATACTTTCAATCACTGGAGAACCCAGTATAGTAGATTTAAATTTTATATTTACTTTAAACTTTTTAGAAATAGAAAAAGATTATAACAATGAAATCGAAAAAGAAAACAAAAAAAGATTACAGCAGTCAAGAGGTAGATGACCTAGGTAAGAGCTTTATTATAATGGATGAACCAAAGAAGAAAGTAATAAAACGTATGCCGTTAGGTAAAGGTTTTAGAACTATAGTAAAAGACTCTATGATAGACCGTAAGGCTACTCAACTTGAGATAGACATAGATAAGCAGATAAGAGAAATGCTTGATACAGGGCATTATAACCATAACCAAATAGCATCAATGGTAAGAGGTGCCAACTTAGAAAGAGTTAAAAAAATAAGAGATGAGCGCAGAAAGACTTAAACGTAACGTACCCTATTCAGAGATAGTAAACCTATTTCAATCTAGATGTGATGCACATTTAGCTATAGCATCATTTGATAGCGGTACTATAGATTTATTAGATGCATCAGCCGTTAATAGAAAGTTTCCTTATATCTTCTTAAGACCTATGAATGCTTTAGTACTAGATAGACAACGTACCTTATCGTTCGAATTATATAGTCTAGACCAACCTAAGGTTAAATCTTCAAGCCATATACAGCTACTAACAGATACAGAGTTTTACATATACGACTTAATGTCTTACTTTAATTACGGACCTACCGACATACAGCAAAACTATGATTTTGTAATTAACGATTGTGTACCGGTTAACGAAGGCTTTCAAAATAGAGTATTCGGATGGGTTGCTAATATAGACATAGTAACACCGTTTAATTTAAACTACTGTGTATTCCCAGACCTACCATAATGACTTTAAGAAAGACACTTAATAAGATTGCTTCTTTAATTACTAATGCAAAGAAGAGATTAGCTCCAAGTAGAACTGGTGCTTTAAGACAGAGTATATCTGATAAAGTACGTATAGGTAAAGATGGCACTATACAGATTATTGGTAAGATGTTTAAGTACGGTTACTACCAAGATGCAGGAGCAAGAGGTGCTAGAAAGAAGTTTGTTAATGGTTTTCAACCTAAGACTTATAGAAATAAGTTTACTAGAAAAAATAATATGTCCCTATTTGAGCCGGGACAATTTAAGCATAAGTATGCCGGTCGTACTAAAAGCTTTCAACCATGGAGAGCATCAGTAGCTTATTATGGATATAAGCCACAACCATTTATAAAACCAGCAGTACTAGGAGTAATGGACTCTAAGGGGTATGATCTATTGACAGAGAATATATCAGAAGATGTAGCATTACAATTTAAAAATACGTTTAAGAGACAATAATGGCATATAGTATACTACAGCAACCGGCTACACCTAACGTAACTAATACAAATTTAGTATATACTGTTAGTTCGTCTAATGCTAATTTATTTCAATATAACTATCTAGTAGACATATACGAAGAAGGCGTTACTGACTATTCTGCAAGATTTAAATTCTCTGCTAATAAGACAGAGTCTGGTAATATAGATTTAGCTAGACCATTAGGTGATTATTTAAGCTTTGATTATAACTGGAAGATAAGTAATTCATCTTCTTTAGATAATTCAGTAGAAACCTTTACCGTAAAGTTCGGAGAAGAATATGCTAGTAGTGATTCAAGTTCAGCAGTTACTTACGCAAATCAGGCTTCTATGTCTATAGAGTTATTTAAAGGTGAAGTATATCCTTCAGAGTTTACCAATGGATTTAATTGGACATCACAGCCAATATTAACCAATAGTCCTTCAACTCAATCATTTAGTGCTAACGATTATCTTACTGCAACAGTATACGATACAAATGTAACGGTAAAATATTACCAAACAGGAAGTTTAACAGCTGCTTTAGACTATGTCTCTGCCGGAGAGTTTTCTGCTATACCTATAAGTCCTCTTAATGTAAGTAATTATACTAATAGCGACGCTATAACTTTAGATGTTACGGGTAGTTCTATAAGATACGAAGTAGATAATAATTGTAGAAACGAAAAACAAAGATTTGCATTTACTAATAAGTTTGGCTTTTGGGATTACTACACCAACCATACTGCATTAAGAAAACGTAGTAACGTAGATAGAAATATGTATAGTAGAGACTTTGTAGATTATAGTCAAAAGTTACCTACTTATAACGTCTCTAATAGAGGAGCAGTACAATACTATACCGAATATACAGATCAATTTGAGTTTACTACCGATCAAGTAACTGCAGAAACATCACAATGGCTTAGAGATATGTTTGACTCTAACGAAGTTTATTTACAAAGCGGTAGTGATTTTATACCAATCAATATACTTAATTCAGCTGAGACTATAGTAAACAATACTGCAAGATATAAAAACTATCAATATACAGTTAATTATAGATTTGCTAATAATAGAGAACCAAGATAGATGTCATATACAGTAACACAGAAAGCAACTACACCTAATGCAGCCTATACAAGGCTCATATATACTGTTAGTGGAAGTAGTAAAGTCTCTCAACCACAGTTTAGTTATCTTGTAGACATTTATGAATCTGGTAGTACAGATAGACTACAGAGAATAGTGCAAGGAGTTAATCCTGCCGGAGTATCTATATTTGATCCTTCTAGATTATTTCAAGGAGAGTTAAAAGAAGACCAATCATGGAAAATATCTGCTGTAACTCCTTATGTATCAAGTAGTAAGACATTTACGTTAGAGTTTGGAGAACAATACGGTACTAGTGTTTCTTCAAGTATAGCAGTATCTTCTTCTATAAGATCAGAAAATATTGAAGTAATTAGAAACGTAGTTGAACCAAATAATGGTATAAGCTACAATTGGCAATCTAGTTCTTATGCAGTACTTAGTAATATGCCAGCTACTATGTCTATGCAGGTAGATGATTACGGTACTATATCTGTTTATAATAACGATGTTAGTTATGTAAGTCAAAGTTTTTATTCTTCAAGTGCTACAGGTAGTGTATTAGTACAAGAAAAAAATTATAGTATAACTGATAACTTTAGTAGTATACCAATATCAGCATCTACTCCGTATTGGAATAATGCAGAGATAAACGTTAGTAGCTCTATTGGTTTACAAAGTTATAAATACGAAGTATCAGATGAAACACACAGAGAAAAAACAAGGTTTGCCTTTATTAATAAATTGGGTACGTGGGATTATTATAACAACTATAACCCGGTTCGTCAAGAACTTAGTGTATTACGAGAGCAATATACTGCTGCTAGGGTTGATTATTCTAGCCTTACTTCTACTTATGATATAAGCCGTAAAGGTTTAACTAGCTATCATAGTACTGCAGACGATACTTTTATGGTAGATACAGACTACCTAGATAAGACTAATGCTAATTGGTTAGAAGAGCTATTAGAATCTCCTTCAGTATTTATACAGAGAGACGGAGAGTTTATGCCTATAATCATTACAGATAGTTCTTATACAGCTAATACTAATCAAGCAAGACAGAAATTATTTCAATACGTAATAACCTTTAGACCTTCTAATCAACCCTTCGGTAAATGGGAACCGGAGTATGTTAGTTGTCCTAACGTTAGTAGTACTCCACCTGTAGTAGAAACTAATGCATTTACTAATATAGAACTATATAGCTTTACCCTTAACGGTGAAGTAACTAATAATGGAAACGAAGAAATAGTAGAAAGAGGATTTGCTTATAGTACATCAAGTTTACTACCTGATATTAGTTCTTCTAACTCAGTTAAAGTAACTTCAGGAACAGGAGATGGATTATTTGCTTCTAATATTGTATCAGCATCTCACACTACAAGATACTATGCAAGAGCTTATGCAAGTAATAGTTTAGGGTTAGCTTACGGTGATGTAGAGGAGGCTTTAACAGATGAATATATATTTGATCCTACATTAGATGGAGCAATACAACCTTACTTCTGGTATGATATGTCTGATACTGGTAGTATGATACTATCTTCTTCAGCAGCAGGATGGACGGGTAATAACGCCATATATGCAGTACAATCTAAAGGATCTAACACAGGTTGGGTATCTAAAGGTATGTATACCTCTTCTATTGTTACAACTGATGAAATGGAGAAATACAGCGGTAGTATAGTTCCAAATAGCAAGGATGCTTGGCAAGCAGCATCTACAGAAAATGGATTCGCATTCTTTAATAGTTCAGAGAACTGGAGAACTGGTGTAACGGCTGCTAAAGTACAAACTAATAGTACTATGGCTAGATTATGGGATACAGGATCATTTAGTTCATTCTATACTATGTCCGGTGATGGTGGAGCAGGAGATGCTTTCCCTAAAGCAGACGAAGCTTGGACTACAATAGTATTCCAAAGACCTTTCTTTAACTATAATGGTAGTACGCCACTTGGAGCTAAAGAACAATCAATGATAGGCTTTAGAGCTAATAAGAATAAACCTAGTTTAGCTTCAGGTAACGGCTTCCCATTTGATTTAAGTTTCTCTACCCTTAACATAGATCAAGCAAATACATCTGTATTCTATAGTGACAGTACAGCTTCTATATCAGGTTCATACTTTAATCCTAGATTACAAGTCACAGGTCAAAAACGTTTTACTTATAATTACTCTGGTTCAGATGGTAGTTGGGAGTCAAGATATATAAAATACGACGGTACAACAGGAAGTATACAGATAGGTAGAGAGCCAGATAACGTATCTCAAACTTATTTTGCAAGTGAATCTTACATTTATACCGGTAGTGGGGTAGATACTTTAGAAAACCTTTCAATAGGTTCAGTTATAAGTGATAATACTCAAGCTATAAGTCAACCACCATTCTACTTATCTCATTTCTTAGCTTATACTCAATCGCTATCTAACGAACAAATACAAGCTGTTATAGACGACTATAAAGTAGCAGTATCAAATAGAAGTCAATTAACTTTAAACCCTTTCGATAACTAAGATGATAAACGATTTAATACTTAGAGTAACATACGATGGTTCAATATACGATTTAGACGTAGATGTAGATGTACCATTAAGACTAGATATGTCTACGGTAGAGAGTCAAGACTTTGGAAAAGTATTTGGTGTAGGATCTCAAACATTTAACTTACCGGGTACATCGGGTAACAACAAATTCTTTAAACATGCCTACTCTGTCTCTGCAACAGACGTACCGGGGTTCTATAATACTTTATCATGTAGCGTTATACTAAACGGAGAGACGTTACTAATAGGGCGTTTACAGCTAATGGAGGTAATTACTTCGGATGAAGGTTACATAGACTATAAAGTTCAAGTAACTGACACAGTATTACAATTTCAAGAAGCATTAAATGGACTATTAATTAAGAATGCAGACTTTAGTGCTTACAATCATACGTTTAATTCAGCTTCTATCTTAGCATCATGGGATGATAATTTACTATCAGGTAGTATATTTTACCCATTAGCAGAGTATGGAGGACAGAACGATACTAATAATTTATCTTTTGCTACGTTTGCTTCCGGTAGTGCTTATGCTCAATCAACTACTAGAGCATGGGATATAGGAGCTCACCCTTACGAACCAATACAATTCTTACCTGCTATAAAAGCGAAAGACTTACTTACAACAATCTTCGATCAAGTAGGATTTAGATATACAGGTTCATTTACTGAGACAGAAGAGTTTGAACAAGCTTATATTTTACCTAAAGGTCAAGATGCTTTAGGACCAGTAGTAGATCCAGCTATAATAGCAACGTTTGAAGCAGAAGCAAGTAGTTCACAAGCCTTCGGTACCGGAGCAGTAACTTCTAATGTATCATTTAGTACAGAGATAAGTGATCCACAAAATGCTTTTGAATCAGGTAGTAGTCATTACGTATGTCCTGCAAGTGGAGATTTTATTTTTAGAGCAGATGTTTCTTTTCTTCAACCTTTATTAGGTACAACAGATATAGTAACATATACGCTTAATTTAAATAAAGGTATTTTTCCAAGTTCGGCAGCAGTAATAGATACAGCACGTATAACTACTAATATACTAGATACTGAACCAACAATAAGTCTTGCAGTAGGAGGTAAACATACCCTTGCCTCTGGAGATGATGTATGGGTATCGTTTAGTAAAACCTCAGGAGGTAATGCTTTTGTTTTTAATAATGCAGTATTTGCTTGTAGTGATGCACCGCCAAGTATAATAGGTACTACACTTAAGATGGGATTACAGTTTCAAGCTGATACTAAGAGTTTAGAGTTACTTAAAGGTTATATGGAGCAATACAATCTTGTAATGGTACCGGAGACTAACTCTTCTAAAACTATAGTTATTGAAACATTCGATACTTGGATTAAATCAGGAGAGATAAAAGATTGGTCTCAAAAATACGATACAGCTAAAAGAGTAGGTATAAACCATACGGTAGATGATTTAGCTAAAGAGACATTTCTTAAAAATGCAGATGATGTAGATAGGTTTAGTAAGGTTACTATGGATAACCAACCTGGTGATCAATACGGTACGTTAAGATTATTGGCCGATAATAATATATCTCAAGGAGAAGATACTATTGGTGAACAGTTCGCTCCTGTAATATTATCAGGACCTTTTCAAATAGCAAGTACTCCAGCAAGAGATTTACCAGAATCACAATCGTTTGACTTTGATATAGATACTAACGACAATACAGTAATACCGCATTTATATAGATTTGAAAATAAACAAATAAGGTCTTTTGCTTTTAAGCCTAGAATAGGGTTTAAAGTAAGAAACCAAGTACAGTATCCTTATGTAATAAACGTAGGAGAGTTAAGTAATTTCGTAGCCGTTTCCGGTAGTTATGCAACCTTATCTAACGTAGCTTCTTTGCCGGTAATATCAGGTTCAACAAATGATCTACTATTTAACAATACCTATACACCTTATACAGATGTAGGGTTTAATTTTGGTCAAAGTATATCTAATTACGAAAAGTATTGGCAAACATTTTATCAAAGTCTTTACTGGGATGATGCTACTATAGTAACACTTGATTTATTCTTTGAACCTTACGAGTACCAAACAATACAATTAAACGATAGAATAGTAATCAATAACGTTGCATATCGTATAAACAAAATAAAAGGATTTAACCTCACAAGGAGAGATATAGTAACAGTTGAACTACTAAGACTATACCCTACTTATTATCAGGTTGGTACTTAAAGATTAATTTTTAATATTTATATTAATAATGGCTAAAGAGACAGTAAATATAGACATACAGATACAAACCAAATCAGTTGGTGAGCTTGAAGCTGAGTTAAGTAAAATTAACGAAGAGTTAAAGTCAGTTAAAATAGGTAGTCAAGCTTTTAAAGACTTATCTGCTGATTCTCAAAAACTTACTGCTGACTTAGAGAAAGTAAATAAAGAAATAGAGGGTTTTACTTTAGATAAAAAAATAGAAACATCTCAAGCAGCCGTATTAGGTTTAGCAGGAGGGTTAGAAGCTACTGTAGGTACATTAGGTCTATTAGGAGTAGAGTCAGAAGTATTTGGTAAGTTTGAAGAGAAAGCTATATCAGCATTAACAGCAGCAAGAGGGTTTATAGATCTATCAGAAGGTTTTGGTAAACTAGCTAAGAATATATCTTTTGCAACAGTAAAGAGTAAAATATTTGGTATAACAACTAAACAAGCTTTAATTGCTACTGGTATTGGTATCTTTGCAGTAGCATTAGGAAGTATAATAGCTTACTGGGATGATATTATAAAAGCAGTAGATAAAGCAGCTAAGAAGTTTCCTGTACTAGGTATAATACTTACTGAGATAGAAAATGGTTTTAATGCTCTTATAGAGTCAATGAGACCGGTTCTTGAATTCTTTGGTATATTACCTGATGCAGCTGAAAGAGCTAATAATGCAATAGTAGAAAGTAATGAGAAGGTAATAGCATCTAACAAAAAAGAAATAGATATACTAAAAGCAAAAGGAGCTACTGCTAAAGAAGTATATGATAAACAAATAGAGTTATTAAATGCTGAGTTAGATAATCTTAAAAGGACTGAAGGAGAAGCAGAAGATATAGAAGCTAAAGCTCATGAAATAACATTAATAAGAATAGCAGAAGAAACTAGAGTAAGAAAAGAAGCATTTAACGAAAGAATAAAACAAATTCAGTTAAGTGAAACTTTAGAGAAAGAAAGAGCAGCCTTAGAACAAGAATGGTTTGCTAACTTTGGAGATGAAGCTGCAATGTCTTTTGTAGAGGCATTTGATAAAACAGTAGAAGAAGAATTTGATCCACAATTTATAGACGAAGATTTCGAAGATGTATTCGATGGACTATTAGGAGAGGATGGAGTAGTAACTAAATTTAGACAAGGATTAGATGATGCTTTAAAACAAACATTAGCTAATAAAGAAAATTGGACTTCTTTCTTTGATTTAGCAAGTCAAGCATTTGGTAACATAGAGATGTTATCTCAACAAAAGTACGAAAGAACGTTACTTAACTTACAAAGAGAAAGAGATGAGATAATAAATAACTCTAGTCTTACAGAACAAGAAAGAGCAGAATCTTTGGCAAGAATAGATGCAAAAGAAAGACAAGTAGAGATAAGAAGAATAAAAGCAGAAAGAGATCAATTTACTCTTAAACAAACATTAGCAGGATTAGAAGCTATAATGAATGCTAAGCTGTTTGCAATAGAGATGGTACAAATTGCTAAGAAGCAAGTAGCTAATGCTACAGCAACAGCACAAGAGATAGCTTTAGCAGGTATTGCCGCTACAGGTAAAGCATCTATGTCCTTAGGAGCATTCGTTGCCGCTTTAGGACCTTTTGGTATTGCTGCATTTGCTGCTACTATTGGAGGAGTTATTGCAAGTATTATATCAGCAAGAAAAGCTGCTAAGTCTCAGATAGCTGCCATAAGTGGTGGTGCAGGAGGAGGCGGTAATGCAGGAGTAGCTACAAGTTCAGCACCTTCACAGGGATTAGCTAACTTAGAAGATACATCAGCTCCTCAATTTACTGGAGCACAACCAGCAATTAGAACTTTTGTTCTATCTGGAGATGTTACTGATGCTCAAGAGGCTGATGCTAAAATAAATAAAAGAAGAACGGTAAACTAAAAATTATATGAGAATTATAGAATTATTAATAGACAAGTTAGAAATGTTAAATGGATTTGATGCAGTAGCATTAGTAGAAGAGCCGGCTATAGAAGCAGATTTCTTTGCATTTAACAATAAAAAAGTATTAGAAGCTATAGAGTTTGAAATTCTAAAACTTGCAATGAAAGAACAATTCGTAGAAAGATTACCAGGAGAATCAAAAGATTCTTATATTGGTAGATGTATTCCAGTACTAAAATCTGAAGGATACGGTGACGATCAAGCAGCAGCTATATGTTACGATGCTTTAAAACTAGATAGTCATTACGAAGATGAGCATAAAATGCTTTATGTCTCTGTAGTTAAAACAGACGATGGTAAAAAGTACGTTATAGATGATACGTTACTACCAGAGTTACACTTAGAGATAGATAAGAAATACTGTATCGATCAATGCGATGAGTCTAATCAAGATCATCCTATGAGATTATCTACTACTCCTGACGGTATACATAATGGTGGTCAAGTTTATTTAGGTCAAGGTACTGACGAAGTAGAGTATCAATTAGATAGAATACATTTCTGTCCTAAAACTTCTACACCTAAAGAATTATATTACTACTGTACTAACCATCCTGGTATGGGAGGTAAATTTGTAATGGTACAAAAAGAAATGGACTTAGATATAGACGTATCTAGTCTACCAAATTATGCTAACCCTTTAGAAGATAGAGATTATGAATTTGAATCCTTTGACGATTATCCTGAATCTGGACGAGCTGCTGCCAAGAAAGCGATCGAATGGAAAGAAAGCCACCCTGATAATGACTGTGGCACAAGAGTTGGATGGACAAGAGCTAGACAGCTTGCTAACGGACGCCCTATATCAGAAGATACTATTGCAAGAATTGCTAGCTTTAAACGGCATCAACAATACAAGGATGTTCCCTACAGTGAAGGGTGCGGAGGCTTAATGTGGGATGCTTGGGGTGGTACTGCTATGATTGAATGGGCTTCAAATAAGCTAGAAAAGATTAGAGCAAGTAAGGTATCTCTCTCAAGTGAGAAAATAATAGATGCATTACCTATACACGAACAAGAGAACATCTTTAAGAGACTAGAAGATAGAGGGACTTACGTGAGTAAGTTAAAGAAAGACGGCTATGAAATAGTAGAACCAGAAGAATTCTTTAAACATGTGTTTGGTTTACCAGTTAAAAGACAGGCTAAAGGAGAAGATGCTTTAACAACTAAAGGTGCTAAGGTACTATACGAATATGTTGGACCGGTAGATTCTAAGATTAGAAAGTTTTGTAAACGTATGATGGATCTTAGTGGCAAAGGTATTTTATGGTCTAAGACTGACTTACAAAATATACAAGGTAGTAACCCAGAGTTTCCTCAGTACTATAATATATATGAGTTTAAAGGTTCNTATGGCTGTAGACATTCTTGGAGAGCTGTTTACCTATACCAAAAGAAACCTAAGACACAAAAAGTTACTGTAACGTTTATGAATAAAGCTAAGATTGCTTCTTCTACGGAGTATAAATTTGGCTTAGATCACGATAAAAGAAAGGTAGTAGGTCCTTTACTTATACCTAACAAGCTTATTTTAAGAGTAGATGAAGACAATAACCCGTATTATGTTTACTTCTCAGAAGATACAGTAAGAGATATAGCTGAAAAAGCAATGAGAGAGAAACTATTAGATAATGTTAACCTAGAACATAACCCAGATGCATTAGTAGATGCTCATATGACCTCTAGCTGGATAGTAGAAGATAGTATGAATGATAAGTCAAATATGTATAATATGAATGTACCTCTTGGTACTTGGATGGGAGAATATAAGGTAGAAGATGATGCTACTTGGCAAATGATAAAAGACGGAGTAGTAAAAGGGTTTTCTATAGAAGGTATATTTCAAAACAATATAGTTAACGCAGCTTAATATATAAATATATATAGATGGGATTTAGATTTGAAGAAAAAATGGATTGTGATAAGTGTAATAGTACAATGAGTTACTTTAAGCCCGTAGAGGGAGGTTACTATAAATGTACAAAATGCAACAATATAATAATCAAAGAGTAATGGATTTAACTAACTTTCAAACAGGTTCTATAGGCTTTATGAGTTCGAGTGTCGTGTCGTTTATGCACTTACAAGATATATTTATAGCGTTCTTATTAGGATTTATCGGAGCTATGGGTGCTTGGCTATTTAAATTCTTAGTGGAAAAGCTTAGAAAGTAACGTCTCTCTCCTAAGATTTCTAAAAAGATATATATCAGCCTATTTATTACTATAGAAAAGAAACTTAACAACTTTTAATATTTACATTTATTATGAATAAATCAGAATTAAAAGACTTAGTTAAAGGCTATTTC